AGGAGGTAGTGTGGTATGGGCCAATACATTGATTTAACTGGTCACAAATTCGAAAGACTTACCGCATTAAGAGATGCTGGAAGAAACAGATGGAAGCAAGCTGTATGGGAATGCATTTGTGAATGCGGTAAAACTTTGACTGTAGCGTCAGGGGCTCTTCGTAAAGGTAATACGAGATCTTGCGGGTGTCTTGCTAGAGACGAAACAATCAATAGAAACACCACTCACGGATACACAAAGAATCGAAGCGAATTTCGCGAATACACGATATGGTTAGAAATGAAAAATCGTTGTTTTGATCCAAATCATAAGGATTATTATAAATATGGCGGAAGAGGTATTTCTATCTCTTCTGAATGGGCAGTTAGTTTTGAAACGTTTTATCAAGACATGGGAAGACGTCCAACACCACAGCATAGTATAGATAGGATCGATAACAGCAAAAGTTACAGCAAAGATAACTGCAGGTGGGCAACAAAAGTAGAACAATCCAGAAATACCCGTACTTATCGAACTAACAAAACTGGTGTAAGAGGAGTGTTTTGGAATGAACGATTAAAAAAGTATCAAGCCTCAATCTCTGTTAAGGGAAAAAATATTTACTTAGGATTGACGGAAAATTTCGAAGATGCGGTTCGAATAAGAGAAAAGGCAGTTGAAGAATATTGGACTGAGTCGTCATAATGACGGCTTTTTTTATTTTCAAACTAGGCGGTGACAACCAATGAAGATAGAATGGGTTGCTGAACATTGGGAAGTAATCACCGTCATTGCTGCTTTAGTACTGCGTGAACTGACTAAAAACATGGCAAAACATACGGCTGCAAAACTAATCGAACACTTTCTAAGTCCGCAAGCCAAAGAAATAAACGAAATTAAGCAAAACATTAAAATAATACAAGATCACTTAGGAGTTGAGGGAGAATGGAGCGACACTGGAGCCGGAAGGATCTCTTTTGGAAAAGCCCGGAGCTTGACGCGATCATTCGCTGGGTTCTCGAGGGTGATTTTAAGAAGGACATTGAAATTGAGGAGGAGAAAGAGGATGAACCAAGGACAAATTAACTGGATGACGCTGATTCCAGCATTACTAGGCGCGCTTAAACTGATCCTACAGCCGTTCGGCATCGTGATTGAGGATGAACAGATTAACGAGATCACAAACGGCGCGGCGGCCCTTCTGACCGTCATCGGCGTAATTATGAGCCATCGGAAGACGGATGCCGCCGCGCAAACGGTTCCAGGCGGAAATGGAGGTGCGATCAATGCGCAACGTTATGGCGATCACGGGCCTTCCATTTGAAGTAAAGCCGTTCATCGACATCACAGACACACTTCCAAGCCGTAAGCCGGATCCCGAAGCACCGCGCACGCCGGATCAAATCACGCACATTTCCGTACACCACAGCGCGGTTGAAGGTGGAACCATCCAAGGATATGCCGACTATCACGTGAACACGCTGAAATGGGCGCATATTGGCTATCATATGGTGATCAAAGGGGATCAGGTGTATCAGACGAACGACCTGCTCACATTCAGTTATCACACGTCGAGCAACAACCATTACACGGTATCGGTGAGTGTATCCGGTGACCTCTCCAAACGCGCTCTAACAGATGCTGAACGCAATAACCTGTATGCGGTCATATTGACCTATATGGACCTGTTTAACATCCCTGTGGACCACGTACTGGGCCATAATGAATATCCCGGTCAAAATACTGCATGCCCGTGCATCTCTATGGAACGGGTGAGGGACGATCTTCGATTTATTCAAGCCAAGATGAAGCGACCGGACCCGTGGCAGGAGAAAGTGGACAAGGCAACTGCGGTCGTTAAGGAGATTAATTATCTATCGGAGTTGTCCAAGAAGGGGAAAGAGGATGGCGATGCAATTTGGGCCATTAATCATTATGTGGACCTATATGATTTCATGAAGGGAAAAGGGTTGTTGTAGTTTAAATATCCGCTAAATGGCAATGACTAGGTTACCCAACCAAACTGGAATCTCTCCTCAGCGTGTGGTTGGTGGATATAGAAAAGCCCCTGTCTACTCAGATAGGGGCTCTCTGTTATATTCCTCGATCACTTTCATGTACTTCGCTTGATTATCCGGTGTGCTCATGACTTCCTTGACGAGTGCATCCGTATCCTCTTTTGACATGCCTAGCATCATGGCGTGTTTATGGACGATATTAGGCAGGTAATACTCAAGCATGCTTGTGTTCATTTTTTCCATGTCGAGCGGCACGATCATCACTCCTTAAACATACTCTCATCCATATCCCCGATTGAGTGCCATTTCCCTTGTCTGTATTCGTACCGTTCTACTCCTTCTTTGGTCCGAATGTGAGCTGTCATTCGCTCTACCGGCTCTTTTACCTCATCCAAACTGCGGTAAAAGTGGTGGAGGTCATAGTAGACGTTTGCGTCCCAGTGGGTGGCTACGATTTTGTGCCAGGGGACCATGCGGAGTTCTTCGATGGTCACATCTCGGTTGTATTTATCCTTGGCGTAGCGTTGGACGAGTTCGTAGATTTCCATTGAGAATGACATGGTTCGGTCCCTGTTTCACTCCTCCGGCATCATATCATGCAAGACTTTCTGCGCTTTCGCTTTCGCCATTTCCCCATTGAGCACTACTTGATGATCATATCCCCGCACTTTGCAGGAGAATACCCCTTTGGCCGTGTTATTGACGATGATTCCACGGTCTCGCAATTTCCTCCGCACGTCCAGCATGGCAGCATCCGCACCTTGCTTCACGACCCCGATGATCGCTTTGGTTATGCTGGTATCGGGTTTCTCGAGATCACTTTCGATAAAGGCGTCAGCGTAGAGAAGGGAGATGTACTTGTCGATGATAGCGCGGTCTTCATCGGTTATTTCTTGTGGTGGCATCGGTATCCTCCAATAATTCGATTACTTTTTCCCATTGCTTTTTGTTGAATGGTCCATAAAACTTACCACTGACAATTGCTATTAGGCCGTCTTTAGACCTTATAACGCCGTATTCCATTTGAGTAAAATCAAGCATTTTAAACCTCCTTATCCGGCCCGGGCCGTTCGGTCGCGTCGATGGCCGTTCGGCCTATTCCCGGTTCCTTCGTTTAAACTCATCACGGTTACTCGCCAATTCCCACCCATGCTCGAGTCCGATCATTGCAATCCACACCTCGTACCAGTCCCCGCCATAGATGTGATCTACACCTACATCACCGGCGCCTAGTCGCTTCTCCAGCTTCAATTCCACCTGATCGCTGCCGTCACCGTTCTTCCACTTGTGGAGCTTCAATTCCATGCCGTACTGGGCGATCCATTTGTTCATGTTGCGGACTTTGATTTCTACGGTGCGTTGGTCACTCATGGTTAATCATCCTTATGGTCATTTCTCCTCATCATTGTCTATCGCATAACCGACAATATGAGCGCCCGGATGTTTATCTAGAATCAATTGACGTAATTCCTCGTGATCCTCTTTGCTATCCCAGTCCATGTTATGGTCAATCGAGAAAGTTCGATTATATCGTTGCTCCCCTTCGTACCACCACAGTCCGTAATTGATCTTCATTCCTGCTCCTCCTGTTTCATCTTCTCTAACCAATATTGCTTCGTCTCTTTCTTGAAACTTCGTCGCGGTTGCTTGGATAGCCACTCGTACAGTTTCTTTTCATCGGGATCATCTAAGTTGAGCATGAACGGCTTGTTCACATAGTTGCTATTCGTTGAGTTTGGCATGTCATCACCTATTACCATTTTATCACAACTACGCAGTAAATACCACTGTTGTGAGTCCCTTTTCAACTCCTAGTTACAACAGAGGGGGTAGAAAGGACTCACAAATACATAGAAAAAAGCGGCCTGAGCCGCCTTATTCGTACACCTTATAGGCGACAATGCGCCAATCGGTCCTATCGTACTTCTTGATAACCAGGAATTGAAACAAGCGCTGGATATTTTGCTTCTGCTGCTCATAGGTCATGTGCGGCCATTCCTCTTTCAAGTTTTGAAGAACCGCGAGTATGTCTTTCCTCGTCCGCTTTCTCTCCGGCTGGACTTCCTCTAGTTGAGAGAGTTCACTCTGCCATTGCTCCAACTTCTTGTTTTCTTCATCCACCAGTTCGCAAAATTCCTCGTAACTCATTCGACCGGACCCCATAGCGCGGGAATAGTTTTTCTTGACTTGCGCACTACCTGCGATAAGTTTCTCGAGTCGTTTTTTTTCCTTGGCTGCATCCTTGGTGTTGGAGATGGTTTTCTCCGGGTCGTCTGCTTGGATATGGAAATTTGAGATGAACTGTAAAAACAAAGGTGTGAGTACTTCTTCGTTGATATCGGGGGCATAGCAGGGGTCTTGTCGATACCGCCCCGAACAACGATAGAACCGTGTACGTTTGTGATGCGCCTTCATCCTTGATTTGATCTTCCCATGGTACGATCGGCCACATTCCCCACATTTTACGATGGTGGAGTAGGGGAAATCGTAGGAGGACATGTTCATGTGGTGTTCGGCCTTTTTGGTACGAAGGTCCTGTGCCAGTTCAAATGTTTCCTTGCTAATAATCGGTTCGTGGACATCATGGACGATAATCCGCTTTTCTTCCGGATCGGTTTCACGCTTCCAGTGGACCGCGCCGACATAGGTAATGTTGTCGAGGATATCGCCGATGTTACGATCTCGCCATATCGATCCACCCGGAGAGGGTACGCCATTCTTGTTTAAGAGCGTGGCGATTTTGATGATGCCATGACCAGCGAGATACCATTCGAATATCTGACGCACATGTTCGGCCTCTACTGGGTTTACGGAGAGCGCAAGGTTCTCACCCACTTCATACCCATACGGGCGCGATGCAGTGTTCCTAAGCCCGTTCTTGGCCCTCTGCTCCTGTCCCTTGATAACCTCTTCGCTCAAGTTCTCTCGATACCATTGCGCGAATATACCGAGCATGTAGACAAACATCCGGCCCATGGCGGTCGAGGTGTCCAGTTTCTCACTGATCGACACGAGTTTGATGTTATGCTTTTCGAGCAATTGGAGAAGATAATGCAGGTCCCCGACGTTCCGCGTGAGTCGGTCAAGCTTATGCACGATGATGACCTGGAACTTACCGGCTTGCAAATCAGCAATCAACCGCTGCATATCCGGTCGTTTAAGGTCTTTACCTGATTTACCGGGATCCACATACATATCATGGAGCTGCCAGCCCTCATCATTTACATATTTGCGGATATGGTTATCCTGCGCCTCGAGCGAGAATCCTTCCCGCGCTTGTTCCTCCGAACTGACACGCACATAGCCAGCGGCGAGTATCATCTGTATCGTCATGATGTTCCTCCTAACTCAAACGGGTATAAAGGATAATGATTCCCCTCAATTGGAGTATCGGCATATCCTCCAGCTTTTGCAATGGCAATCCAATCCACTGCATAGCGATTGGCCGGAGCATGACAACGTAGATTGGGGCAGTACCCCATGGGAATCCGCCCATTACGTGTCCATGATGTCTCTGCATAGGTGTGATTGCATAAAGAGCACCATAGATATTTCATGACCCCTCCATTTTACCAATTCCAACTTCCGTCTTCGTTCCATCTAGACATAGGGTCTTTTCCGAATCCCATCCATCGCAGAATATCCTTGGACAAATTCGATTTGACCTCTAACGAATCCCATGTGCAATCACCGGCAGCGACAAATTTTTTGTATTTTTCGGGAACGTCATTCTTCGGGTAGTGTTCGAGCTTCTTAAGTTGCTCCAACTGACTTGGATCAACGCACGGGGGAGTAATGAAAGTTCCATTTGTCTTATCGATATATATTTGAATATTTTCTGGTGGTATTTTCCCTGTTTTGATGAAACCAGTACCGAAGACGATAAATAAACAAATCACTAGTAGCGCTGCGAGTCTTTGAACAATCCATTTAACCATTTATATCTCACCATAATTATCCACCTAGGAAGCGGTATTTGCTTGGAGTGGTCGCGTAATAAAAATGTTTTGAACAGCTTACTGTCACTCATCTATTTTTAATTTCTTTTGTATGGTTTCAACTTGCATCCGCATTTCGCGCAGTTGTCTTTGGTTCTCGTCGAGTTTGGTAGAAGTATTGAAATACATGAATATCAATACGGCAATTGCGGCAATCATTAATATCATTTTTAACCACCCATTAACCACACTAACAAATGCTTGGTTCTCTTTGTACCTTTCCATTTTCAATTCATGATCTTCCATCAGCGTTACCTCGAATATACCCACTTCGGAAGCGGAATTTGCTGGAAACGTTCGCATAAAAACAGTACATAACTTAAAAATTGACCGAATTATCTAATAAATGCGTCCTACTGCACTTGCCATGTCGGGATGAATGCACTATATTTGTGGCATGAACTACAAAATTGTAAGCGTATCCCATAACGAACGGGCATACCATCCGAAAGGGTGGGACGCAAAGCCACGGGCCTAAAGCGAATGCTATGGTAGCCGGGTTGCCGATGATGGGTTTTCTTGTACCCATTAAAGGGACTTTTGGACTACGCCCAAATACCTACATCGTTGTTTTTATCATCGCATCTGTGAGAGGGTGGGATTTAAACTTTAGACACAGTTTAGCCCTATAGGGTTAAACTCCGTTTGGGTCAGAGTAGGTTATCTACTCTGTAATGTCTTCGTTGTCAATCTCCCACTCATAAAGGTCATATGTGGTGATGTTTAGGATCTGAGCAATGGATTCAGCAATTTCCAATGACATCAACTTGATATTTCGCACATATTTTGAGACCATTTGAGGTGAGAGGGAAAGACGATTGGCGAGCTCGGTTTGACTCATTCCAGCTTGCTTCAATCGTTGACGCAGAAGACATCTCCCGGCCCGGAGACGTGTCAACTGTGTTACCTCTCTTTTTTATGCAATTTTTAGTTGAATGGGAATGCATGTTCGTATTAGAATGAGAACACGGGATACGAACGGATACCTGTCTCAAGTCACCAACCAACCGGATTAAACACAATGAGATTAGGATGGTGTTTACATGGAAGAACAACAGAAAGAGTTAATCGAAATGATCGGCAAGTTCGACGACTGTCAACTCAGGACCTACATAAATCTGTTGTTACAATCCGAGAAATTAGATGATGTAATAAGAAATAAGTTAACAGATATTTCAATTATTTATTCAATTTCTTAGATAGGTCAATTAACGTTTTTAGTGTGTCGGGATCATCGACTGTTTTGATGATTCTAATCAAATCTTGTTGTAGGGGACTCAAATCCTCACCACCTACTAAGGAATTTTTCATGTCTTGATCAATTACTCCAGATAGCCTCAATAATTCCTCGTATGGATAATTGTAAGCTTTCGATAGCAACTTCAAAGTCTCGTGTGTAGGCGTAACGGGGTTGCCTGATCTTAGGTCATGCCCTTTTTCAAGTATGCTCAAATACGTATGACTAACTCCAGCCCTCTTAGCAGCATCCCTCAATGATTCTTTACCTCTAAGACGTCGTAGTAAATCCCCAAGAGCGGACAATTTGATTTCACCCCCTGTAATACCAACTTTACATTATGTAAAACGAAATATAAATAATATGTGAGTTAAACTTACTTGACAGTTGTGTTTAACATGTGCTACATTCGTATCAAGGAGGTGTTACACATGTTAAACAACAAGCTGCGCGAGGTCAGAACGGATGTCGGCATGTCGATCGCAGAATTAGCGCGCAGGGCACACACATCTAGGCAAACTATTTACTTGATAGAGAAGGGAGAAATCAAGAATATCTCCGGCAACTTGATGTTTGCTATAGCTGATGCTCTTAAAAGAGACGAAAGGGATATTTTTTTTACCCATCGTGTAAACCATGTGCAACAAAATCAAACTGCATAAAGGATGGTGAACATGACACAAATCGCGCTATCCAATGACCTCATGGAAATATCAGCCGAGATCAACGTGTACAAGCAGCAAGCTGGACAAGCAGTGTTCGAGATCGGCAAGCGGTTGAAGCATGTTCGCGATAACGACTTGTCGCATGGGCAATGGCTTCCGTGGATTGAATCTTTGGACATCGACAGGACAACAGCAACAAGAATGATCCAAGCATACGAACAATTCTCAAATGATGCGACGTCGCATCATTTACCAACCGGAAAGATTTTCGAAATGCTCTCGCTTCCCGAATCAGTTGATCGTCAATCCTTCGTCACCGAGCAGCACACTATTCCCTCTACTGGAGAAACCAAAACAGTAGACGAAATGACGGTTAAAGAGTTGCGGGAAGTCAAGAAAGCCCTTCAAGAAGCCGAACGCGCCGCACAGCTCGCCAAGCAAGAAGCCGAGCGAATGCAGAACCAAGCACACCACTTCGAGAAGCTTTGGAAGAGCGAGCAGAGCAAACCAGTTCAGACGGTAACGAAAACGGTAGAAGTCGTCCCTGATCACGTCCAAAAGAAACTAGACGATCTCGAGTTTCAGAACCGCAATCTCAAATCCGGCTATCAAGAAGCCAAGCAAAAGCTGCAAGAATATGAAGTCCGAAATACGGACGAATACAACGAAGAAGAAATGCGGCGGCAGCGTGAGAAGCTTCAAAACGAAGCGGACATGAGCACAATAAACCTCCGCATCGCATTCAAGCAATTTATCGAAAAGGCCGCAATCACCGCGTACATGCAAGGAGCAATCGCATTCGCCAATCAATCCGAGAAAGATCGCTTAGCGGAAATGGTTGATTCCGCTCAACAAATCCTCGATCAAACAAAATTAGCCCTAAGAGGCAGAAAGCTGAGTGTAGCCAATGAGTAAAGCCCTTTCCAAAGTCGGTAGCGAGAAGCAAATTTTTTCGATCCTCGAAGCGCAATTGAAGCGCCAGGATGAGCAAGGCAAAACGATTCACACAATGTTTGACGGTATCAAATCCATGTATAACGACTTCTCACAGAAGTTCGAAGTTATGACTGAGATGGTGCAAGAAGTTCGTGACAGCGTAACGCTGAACGATGCAGAACGCACAATGCTCCAATCGGATGTAGCGGTTAAATCGATCGAACTTGCCAAGCATCGTTATCACGAAGAAGAAGATAAGTTCAGCAAGGTTGTCGGCTCTTACCGCCGCATGATTTGGAAGCAGTTGAAAGAGAAGTACCAAGTCCCGAAATACCATTGCATCCGCCGCGTTGATTATGAAGATGCTCGTACAATGGTGCAGATGTTCCGACCGGAGGATTACATTTGATGTTCCATACAAAATTCGGTTCTAATTGCATGCCCATAGATAACGTGTTCACGACTTGTTTCAATTGCGGCAATGCAATCGAGATTGACACCGACATGTTGAAAGAAATTCTGAAAGATGGGGACCTACATTCTACGCAAGTTGCCTGTTGTTATAGCGATAATCCAACAATCGTTCGCATCAAATAAGGAGGCCAACACCATGACAGTAAACGATCTCCCTAAACGCCTACGTGACATCCCGGGTATTGTCATCACCGGAACTGATCCAGCACCTACCATATTCATCAAAGACCCGGATATGAAGGTATTGGAACAAATTAATCTTCCTTTGTTGGAACGTAAAGAACAACCGGCATAACATCCCTTATCTTACCAAACACCGGATAATTCGTCACATTAAATAATTGTTTTTGACAAAACTTTATACGGCTTATGTATTTCGGTCGACTCGGAGGCGGCGATGCCGCGAAAGGATGAAGGACATGACGGTTAAAGAGTTAATAGCTGAACTTGAAAAGCAATCCCCTGACGCACAAATATCGGTTATTACCGTTGGCAAGCGCAATGAATGGGAGTATACATCAACCCCCAAAGTTACATCCAACAAGAATATGTTTGGTGAAACAGTGTGGATCCAGTAGGCCGAAGGGCATCAATCGACTGAATAATCCCAACGAAGCGAGGGCCGAAGCCCATGTCCTGCAATCAAACCTGCACCTGCTGCAAAGAACTAGAAACCTACAAACTCATAGATAAGCTAGAAACCCTTCTCAAGAATCGGAGGAATGAACGTGTTAGGGAAAGCGAGCGAGATCAAAACGGCGGTGCTGTCAGATTGGACAGATACAATACAAGCCAAAGTTAACACATGGATTTACAGTTATTGGGAAGTTCAGATCATCGATATTCAATTTAATTCAGTATTTTGCCCTGATGACAACCATCATTGGAGCCATGTCCTCATCATCTACAAGGAGGCATCCGAATCGTGAACAAGCAAACGCTGCTTCAAAGCTGGATCAAGTTCCGGTCCCAGGCGCAGGAATGTGACTCCATCGTCGACTTTATCCAACAATGCACCAGTGAAGCGGAAGTAATGGACTTGATCAACTGCACCATTAACCATTTGAAAGGAGCTGCTGAACGTGGAGCGAGTGAAGCTGCCTAAAACAATCGCAACATACATCGAAGACTTGCTGATCGGAGGAACAAACGAATCACTGCTTGCCGGGGTACTGGGTAGTGCGAACAGTCCGAAGTATATCGCCGTTCGAAAGCACTTCGAAAATGATTTCGATTCCCTACTCAAAGTCCTTGTCGCCGGATATGAAGTCATTGAAGAACCGTTAGTCGTCACAATTCAGCCCGATCAGATAGAGCGACTTATCGCATACCGCAACTTGAACCGCCCGGGTGCTAATGAAACACAATCAAATTTCAACATCAAAGCAGCTACTGGTGATGGGATTGATGGAACTCTCCGTATCCTCGGCATCAAGATCGGCGGTGTAAACGCATGAGAAAAGCAACGCTGCCTAACGGAACCATCGGCTCCATCGTGGACTATGACGCATCCGGTTACTACATCCAATGTCCGCTCAGTGTGGGAGGGACGCATACCTCGCATTACACACCTTCTGAACTGGAACGGTATCAGATTGAGATTGAGTTGGAGAAGCCATTCCTGCAATTGGAGCATAATGCGAAGCTTCAACAGGATATGGAGAAGGAATTGAAACCGAGTGCCTAGCTTCGGCTCGCGCGGATTCGGTCGAAACGAGGGCGGCATAGCCGCGAAAGGATGAAGAACGGTGATTGATTGGATTGAATACGACCGTCACAGTCGCGAAATTGAAAGTCACGTAAACCATCTCATAACGGATGGTCAAATCGTTTGGATAGCGCAACATGCAAAGTATGTAAACAGCGAAGGGTATGGATGGCACGAAGATCGTAAACCACTCAACCTACCAGTTACGCATTGGGCAAAAATCAATTTACCGTTGGCATAGCCGTGAAAGGATGAAAGACGTTGGTAGATAAAGATTGGTTGAAAACACTGAAAGTCGGTGACGAAGTTTGCTACAAGACGAGGTGGGGAGGCTATCGAGTTGTCAAGATAGCAAAGATAACGCCGACCGGACAAATAAAGACAGACGATAACCGAACGTTCAAAGACGGAGTTTGCCGCGCAGATACGTGGGAATATTGGGACCTCGAGCCGGTCACTACTAAGGTTCGTGATTATCTGTTGAAACGCGAACTCGTCAATGAAATGAAATCGGTAGTTTGGGAGAAAGTGCCCATCGTTCATCTGTTGATGGTCAAAAACATCGTAACTGGAATAGAAGGGCCGAAGGGCTCCGAGACGACCGAATAAGCTAAGCGAAGCGAGGCCGTACATGTTTGAGACAGTACAGGACATTATCAATTTCTACACCAAGGAGGCCAAACCCATGCAACAAGACGAACGATACGAACTCCTACGCCAAGCCGTACGCGAATACATCGAACAGACGGACAAGCCTGATCTAGATGACCTGATGTACCGAAACGACCTCACATCAGTAGAGAAACGGTATATCGAAAACATCTACGCAGTGGAAATGGAGAAGAAAGAGAGGGCGAGCGCATGAACAAACAAGCCGCAATCGGTTATGCCCTCCATGCACTTCATGTGATGGGCTATAACGAACTGGTGAAGCCCCTTGCCGCTCTGATGGAAAAGTCGATGGGTTTTGTGAGTGAAGAGAAAGCCGAGCACCTGGCGCTGGAATATACGCAACCGAAGGTGAAGAAGTCGAGGAGGTGGACACTGTGACAAGGGAAGAGATACTGGCGATGGTGCCGGGGCGAGAGTTGGATGCTTATGTGGCTAAATACGTGAGGTTCCCCAGTCATAGTCACCCCATCGAAGAAGTGAAAGCATGGTGTCAAAAATACTCGACCGACATATCCGCAGCAATGGAAGTTGTGAATGTGCTTAATCGGAGAGGGTATAACGTAAATCTGTATTTCACACCGTTATTAAATATTGCGTATGTATCTACTGTAACTGGGCTTATGAAGTCTGAGGTTTCTGCTGATACAGCACCAGTCGCAATTTGCAAAGCCGCTCTACTCGCTGTAATGGAGGTGAACAATCAATGAGCTACAACGAGCTGCTGAGACATCGGAGTTTGGCCGTCAAAATGATGGTCGAATCCAAGCAGGAACCGGTCGTACACGCGTTTTGGATGGTCGTGTACCGCTGGGTATGCGAACAAATAGAAATGACCGCTGCGTCAACAGCGATCACGTCGAATCCCCGCTAAAAGATTCTTTGTGTCCATTATACACGAAACGGAGTGAAACGAACATGCTCGCCAAGGAATTGGTCGATACTTCTACACTTAGCCGGGACGAATGGTTGAACATCCGGCGCATGGGCATCGGTGGCTCGGACGTAGCCGCTATTCTCGGACTCTCTCGGTATAAATCGCCCATGTCCGTGTACCTTGACAAAATCGGGGAAAGCGAGCCGGTCGAAGATAACCCGAAGATGGAAGCTGGGCGCCGATTGGAGCCGGTCATCCGCCAATGGTTCGCGGACAAGACGGAGAAGCGAGTCACCGAGTTTCACGCGGTGCTGCGGCATCCGCATCACGACTTTATGCTGGCGAACATCGACGGTTGGCTACCCGAAGAAAACGCCGGTCTCGAGTGCAAGAACACCGAAGGATTCAACCGCGACGATTGGGCGAACGATCAAGCGCCGATCGAGTACGTGCTGCAGACGAATCACTACATGGCCTGCACCGGGGCTCGGCGATGGTACATAGCGGTGCTGATTAACGGTTGGGATCTGCAGGTGCGCGTGGTGGAGCGTGACGAGGAAATCATCTCCATGCTGATTGAACGTGAGGAATACTTTTGGCGGCAGCATGTGCAAGCGAAGATTCCACCGGCATTTATGGCAAGCGATACAGCCTACGTAAACGGCCTCTACAGGCGTTCTAATCCCCTGTCGCGCATTGACCTGTCTCCAGAGAAACGGAAGCTTATAACGACCGCCAGCAGCCTGAAAAAGCAAATGGACGACGTGAAGCGATCTCTCGAAGCCATGAAGAACCAAATCAAGGGTGAAGCCGGGGAGAATGAACTGATTTACGTTGACGGCGAACTCGTTGCGACATGGAAAGCGGATAAGAACGGGAAACGGACATTCAAGTTGATTGGGGAGGAATAAGCATGGCAGTTGATCAATCGCAGTTGAAAAATCAGCTCGCAAACCAAACAGGTGGGGCTCCGGCGAAGCCTGCAAGCCCGGCGAACACGGTGAAGGCATACCTCGAAAAGATGGGGCCTGAAATCGCGAAAGCACTCCCGAAGCACATGGACGCGGACCGGCTGGCACGTGTGGCACTCACCACCATTCGGACAAATCAGAAGTTGCTTGATTGCAGTATTGAATCGCTAATGGGCGCTGTTATGCAAGCCGCGCAGCTCGGTCTTGAGCCGAACATGATTGGACATTGTTACATCATCCCCTACGGCAAGGAAGCGCAATTCCAGATCGGATATCGCGGCATGATCGACCTCGCTCGCCGGTCCGGCAACATCCTTTCCATTTCGGCACATGAGGTGTACGAGAACGACTGGTTAAAGCTTCAATATGGGCTTGAAGATAAGTGCGAACATGTTCCTTGGCACCTTCGTGATGACAAAAAATTTAACGAGCCTGGTGCATTTAAGGGGGCATACATGGTCGCGAAATTCCGAGACGGCGGCCATCAGATTCACTATATGCCGAGGGCTGAAATCGACCAACACCGTGACCGCTCGCAAGGCTATAAAACAGCCATTAAGTATAATCGCACGGATAATCCTTGGATTTCAGACTACAACGAAATGGCAAAGAAGACGGTCGTCCGTAGTGCATGGAAGTGGCTCCCGATCAGCATTGAGCTCATGAAGGCGGTCGAGCAGGACGAGACGGTGAAGAAAGAAATCGCCGAGGACATGAGCGAGGTGGTCGACATCAGCGGTCAGGTGGTTGCCGAGGAGATCAGTACGGGAATGGCCGAGTCGGCAGCTGGTAGTGAAAGCAAAATGACGATCGACGAAGTGGTGGATCAGATCAAATAACACGGGGCGCACGCCGCCCCTTTAGAAAGGAGCATCGATATCCCATGAATGAACTTAAACGAGAAATCGAAGAAGCATTAGCAAAAGTAACACCGGGAAAGTGGAGGCTATCGCCCGGCGACATGATCGATGAACCAGCCGCCGTATATGTCATTCTTGACGAAATTCACGCACAAACAATCGCGGATAATCTGCTCGGTGTAGACGCCCGCCTTATCGCCAATGCTCCCACATGGTTCCGTCAACTACTAGACGAGTTAACACGCAAAGAAGACGAGAACCAACGGTTGCACGAGGAAAACCATCTTGTGCGGATAGAGCGAGACAAGGCGATATTTGCGACCGAAGCACAAGCGAAGGAAATTGAGCGGTTGAAATTAGAGACAATCGACGAAGTAGCAGCAATTGGGAATCTTGAATATTTACTTGAAAAGAAGACCAACGAACTCCAAGCCCTTCGAGAAGATAACGCACGATACCTGGAAGTAGCAAACGAAATCCGGTTGTTGTTTGAGGCTTGGAACATGCGTGGCATCTGCGAAGATCATCTGAAAGGGTACGAAAAAGACGCGATGCTAGGACTTGTAGAGATGGGAGAACGTCTTAACGCACTCATAGGAAGCCAAGAAACAAAGGAATAGGGCTTATCCGGTCCGGGTCATGCGGTCGACTCGATGGCGCTGCGCGCAAAAGGCAAAGAAACAAAATGAATAGGCGGTGGACATGGGAATGGGTAAATTTGACTTCCTTCCAAAGACGGAACAAGAAAAGAAAATGGATGACCCTGCTGTTAAACAGGCGATTCGCACTTTGAAATCCAAGGGTGTAACGTTCAGGCAGATCGAAGAAGCTTTCAAATACTACGAACGGCTTCAAACAACAAAATGAATATTGAGATACAACAGGAGGCATCCCCATGAACATCCAAGCCGGAGAAAAATACACCCATCAAGACTGGGGTATGGTGAAAATCCTCAAAGTCGATTGCGACATGGTACAGGTCAAGAATCCCCATGGTACACCGTGGATGCCGATGAGTTTGTTACTGAGAAGGATTAAAACGGCAAGCTGATCCGGCCCGCGCGGATTCGGTCGGGACGATGGCGGCGATGCCGCAAAAGACGAAAGAAGGTGAGTGCAGCTGAAATACATCGAACTATTCGCCGGTATTGGTGGCATGGGATACGGACTGATGCAAGCCGGCATGGAGTGTGTCGGATTCTGCGAGTTAGATAAATACGCAAATAAAGCATTTCAAATCCTGCACGATCATGACGGAAGGATGTGGCGAAGGTCAAATGTCAGATATGTATCAACTCGATCTCTTCGAAAGCTTGGGCGAAAGCGCGGACCAATACACCTACTCGCTGCCGGATTTCCGTGTCAAACTTTTTCAATTGCTGGAAAACGCAAAGGATTCGCGGACAGCACTCGAGGTACTTTATTTTTTGAAATCCTCCGGTATGCATCTGTACTCCGACCACGGTATCTACTTCTGGAAAACGTCACTGGACTCCTCAATCACGATGGGGGAAGAACCTTCGAAACCATTATCCGATCGTTGGATGAATTGGGGTACATGGGCGAATGGTGTGTGCTTAACAGCGCGGCCTATGTCCCCCAAAACCGTGAGCGCGTTTTCATTGTCGCAAGTCTTGGAGGAACAGGTGGACGAGAGATATTTCCTTTCGGCGGAGAAAACGGAAACTCTGTTGAAGTCGTTGGCAGGATAGATGTTAAGGGTGACGATTACATCAAGCGAGTGTACAGCACGAAAGGGTTATCCCCATGCCTCCCAACAATGCAAGGTGGTGGGCAAGTGCCAAAAATATATTGTGTAAATCCCAGGAAATCAGATGGGACGCAAACGTACCAGCAGGACCGCGTCTATCGTCCTGAGGGGATACTACCGGCTCTTTCCGCGCAGCTGGATGGAAGGTTCAACGTGCTGGTTGATGGGGCGGTCAGGAACCTGACACCACTGGAATGCTTTCGACTGCAGTCCTTTCCCGATGAATGGTACTACAGACTGAAAGAACACGGCATCAGCGATTCGCAGCTATACAAAATGGCCGGAAACGCTGTGACGAGCGTAGTGGCTTACGAGATTGGGAAACGCATTATTGCGGCGAATGCCGCCATCGAAACGACCGAAACAGCTTAGCCGTAGGCGGAGGCCGAGGGTCGGTTTAAAGGGAGGGAGAAGGGGATGGAAGGGTGGGTAAGCATCCATAGACAGATTATGGATCATTGGATATACCAGGATGCCGAATACCTCAAAGCATGGATCGAGATGCTGCTGAGAGCTCGGTACGCCAAGGAGCCCGGTACAGAGATGATCGACGGGGAACTCATCACCGTCAATTATGGCGAGTTTCTGTATGGGCGGGTGAAATGGAGCGACCGGTTGAAGATCAGCGAGCAACGATTGCGGACGCTCCTCAAGAAACTGATGAAGGACGACATGCTCGAAAAAGTGTCCGAGCATCGCAAGTGCACGCTTTACCGCATTAAAAACTACGAAAACTATCAAAATTTCAACCATCTGATCAACCAGCAGATCAACCAGCAACAAATCCTTGCGTACCAAGAGATTGCGGCTACTACCAACCAGCAGACTAACGCGGCATCAACCGCCAGCCAACCAGCAGCTAACCAGCAGCTAACCACAAAAGAACAAAGAAATAAAGTAAATAAAGAAATAAAAAAAGATTTAAAAGAGTATCGTCCGGAGATTACCGAACTCACCGATTTCCTTGTGTATTGGATTAAGCAGAATAACCAGAATGCGAAGATCCCAACCGACCTCAGCAAATGGCACGACGAGATGGACAAGCTTGAACGGTTGGACAACTACGACACCTTCCAGATACGCACGGTAATCGATTGGTGCCAACAGGACTCATTTTGGAAATCCAATATCCTCTCTGTCCCAAAACTTCGAGAGAAGATGTCAACCCTCGTTCTTCAAATGCAGAGAGGGCAAGCCAGACCAACAGGCGGCAAGGTCACATCGTTTGAACGTTTGAAACAATTAGCTAAGGAGGCGGAAGCACGTGAAGCAAGTGGACATTATTAAGCTCATCGGCATTTGTTCGGCCAACTATAGGAACTGGCCGGAAGAAGGGAAAGAGGAGCACATGATCGAGTTGTGGGAGATGATGCTTTCCGACCTCCCACTGGACGTTGCGAAACGAGCGGTCCAGTACCACATCAGCAAATCGGTATTCCCGCCGACCATTGCCGATATTCGCGAAGCTGCAGCCAAGATCGCAAACCCGCGCAAACTGGAATGGATCGAGGCATGGGATTTGATCGGACAAGCCATCCGCAAATATGGCTACTACCGCGAGACGGATGCAATCGCCACACTTCCTGGCGACGTAGCGCAGATGGTCAAACGCTTCACATGGCGGGAGCTATGCCTAAACGAGAACATCGACACTTTGCGAGCGCAATTCCGCATGGCATGGGAGACGCAGACAAAGCGACTGAACGAGCAAAACATCTTGCCGGAAGAACTGGTCGCCATGATCGAAGGCCAAGACGTGATCAAGAGGTTAGCGTGAAATGAAGCGCGAGGAGATTCTGCAACGACTGGCGACCGGCGCAGCGTACTTGGAGCGGACAGACCTCTCTCCCCAACAGCGGGAGAAGGGCATGGCGAGATATGCGGAGTTGGAGGAAGAGTTAAAGCGGCACGACCGCGAGGAAGAGGAGCGACGAAACAGTATCGATCCGGCTGTCCTGGCGGAAATGAACAAGATTCGCGAGATATTAGGGATGCAGAAACGATGATGGAGGGATTGGGATGAGCAGCATGGCGGTTCACTTCTCATCGGAAACATGCGTATGGGCTACGCCTCAAGACTTCTTTGACCGCCTTAACACTGAATTTCACTTCGATGTGGACGTATGCGCCAACGACGAAAACGCAAAATGCAAACGGTACTTCACTGAACGAGAGAACGGACTGCTACAGCAGTGGACAGGAACGGTATGGATGAATCCACCGTATGGCCGGGAGATTGGAGACTGGATCCGCAAAGCATACGAATCCGCACAGGAAGGCGCGACGGTTGTATGCCTGATTCCGGCTCGGACCGATGCGGGATGGTGGCACGACTACTGCATGAGAGGCGAAATCCGGTTTGTACGCGGGCGGTTGAAGTTTGGCGGATCCGAGTGGAATGCGCCGTTTCCAAGTGCGGTTGTGATATTCCGCGACCAACCATACGACAACAGGCAGCTAACTATCTTCTAGGCCGTAGGCCATAAATTCGACTGAATAAGCGCGAGCCGAAAAAGGAGGTTTCCCATGAAAGAGCTGACCAAACAAGAACGGACCATCTACGACGAACTATGCAAAGGCACTCGACAACTGGACATCATGTACGACCACAAGATCGACAAATTCGACATGGTGGACTACATGAACAATCTCGTCACCAAAGGCTACATCAAGCGAGAAGCCAATGGCAAAGTGCGCATTCTCCGGCAACAGGACATCCCGCAGCTGAAGAAGGTCGAGAAAGCGCCGATGCGAATCGAATCCACATGGAGCCAGTCTCCACCACTCAAACACGATTACATCAAAGTAAACGGAGAAGTCGAGCGATTCAACTACAAAGAACTCCCACCCGACAATCCGGTACGCATGCAGATCGAGCGGACACTGGCGCAGGTTAAGCCGAAAGCGAAGCCGATTGAAACCGTAAGTATCGCATCCGCAAGGAAACAGAGGGGGATGGGCGCATGAACCTGTACATTGTCACCTGCAACAACGGATTCAAAAGCGAGCCTATGGATTATGCCGGGGCCTATCGATACGCGAAGGCGCTACGTAAACTGGGCAATTACGGTGTGAAGGTGGTGGAAGCGTGAGCATCGCATTCACCGTATACGGGGAACCGGTCGCTCAAGGACGACCGCGGGCCGGAAAGACCCAAACAGGCGATGTGGTTATGTTCGACCCGGGTAAGAGTAAGGACTACAAGCGATACGTCTCCATGATCGCCGCCCAGCACCGACCGCCCCAACTGATCGAGAGCGCGGTGGGGCTCAGCGTGAAGGTGTACCGACCGATCCCGGGTAGTTGGAGCAAGGTGAAGCAGGAGAAGGCCGAGAAAGGCGAAATCCTCCCAACGAGCAAGCCGGACTTATCGAACTACATAAAGGGCGTGGAGGACGCGATCGAGGGCATCCTGCTCAAGAATGACAGCCAAGTGGTGGACTACCAGGGCAGCGGCAAATGGTACAGCCACACGCCACGGATTGAGGTTGCGATAACAGAACTGTTCTAGGAGGTGATGATGTGAAGGCTATCGCCCGCATCTACTGGATCGATGAGGAAGGGAATGAGAAGTCGTCAAAAGCGTTCTTCCCGGACCAACTGATAGTCAAAACGCAGTATCTGCAACACAAGGATTTCTGCTATTGGGTGTGTATGCTCGACATGGAGACGGCACCTATACCCCGTAATGCGTCATGAGAGCGAATATACGCCACGTAGAGACGTTGTAGAAAGCGGAATGATAATTTATACGTCCGAAGTGAAATAAGGCTCAGAAACGAAAATAGAGAGGTGTAAACATGGATCATGAGTTGAAAACATGGCCTGAATATTTTCAAGCCGTTTGGGATGGGACAAAAACGTTCGAGGTCCGAAAAGATGACAGAGAGTACCATGTCGGGGATAACCTGATTCTACGTGAATGGGATCCAGAGAAATGCGATTATACCGGGAGTGGGATTGTAAAGAGAGTCACTTATATTTTGCGTGACGCACGTTTTGTACGAGAAGGGTATGTGGTGATGGGGATCACCAACTACAAACCTGAATTGTAAAGGCCGAAGGGCATCGAATCGACCGAACGACCCAGCAACGCGGGGGCCGAACCCAAAGGAGGTAATTATCCATGACCAAGGTAACCAAACTAAACGAATTCAAACGGAAACCCAAACCGTACAATCACCTCGAAGTCATGGCCATAAAAGCACACCCCGAACTACGCAAATACAAGAGTGGGATCAATCCGAATCATCACCCGCCGAACAATGCGAGTTGACCACAACATCTGGAATTATCTGTGGTACATGACCACGAAATATGGTAAAATGGTTGTAACGAGTAACATTTTAAATAGAAGCGGAAATTTCACTTTTAGGAGGAATCATAGGTGACGGAACTGGAAATCAAGTTAGCAAGGAAACAGGAATTGATGGCCGAGCGTGACGCCGAATACGCGAAAGAGCAGCCGGACGGCCCGACGATCAACCGCATCATTCACGAGCTAAACACGATCGAGCAGCAGATCATGGAAGCGCAGCAAGCAAGGGAACATGTAGCGGCGGAACCAGCAGAAGGAGAGGTCGAACCGCAATACGATTTCATCCACATCTGCAACTTTGACGAAGAATTCGGCACATCCGTAGGGAATAAACTGGTGCAATTTATCATTGATCTTGAGGCGGCAAGACTTCGCAACGCTTATCAGCCGATGATCGATAGACTCGAAGAGGACTTGAAAGCAGCAGTTGAACACGCGAACACGCTGAATGGCCGCGTAGCCGAACTGCAACAGCAGAATTCGAACCTGATCTCTGAACGAAACCAAGCGATCCTTGAACGGGATGAATTCGAACGGCGCTTTCAAGCGCTTGCCACGTTGGAGAATGACAAGGACGCCGAGATCGCCCGGCTCAAGGAACGCGAAGAGGACCTGCAGAAGCAGCTCGCCAGTGCGCCGCTCATTCGCCCCTACAGCGTGATCGAGGTTGAAGGCTCGAACGTAGGCGGACTGGAAGCGATCAAACGGCAGCGTGAAGCGGAAAAGGCGCTCAAGCCGAAGATCACGAACAAGCGGTGGGAAGACGAGATCACGAAGAAGGCGTATCTTGCCGAGGACGAAGACGGCGTAACAGTGCGCATCCCACGTCTCGAGATTGGACAGTACAACGAGGTCACGAACGACGAGCTATGGCAGTTTCGCCAGCAACGGGACGCCGATCGAGCAGCAGCAGAAGCCGCCGCAGCCGAATCCCATCAAGCGGATCCTGTACCGAATCCAGCATTGGATATCCCCGCCATCCCGGACGTGACGCAGTTTCCGCCCCAAGCCAATCCAGTGGGATCCACTAGCGGCGAAGAAGATCATTCATCCGCTGTACCTGGAAGCACGGAAAGCGATGATACGGTCACAAGAGCGGAAGTCGAAGCCCTGAAAGGACGCATCGCGGTACTCGAACAGCATGTACTCGGCTCGGCGCAAGAGGTGGCATGATGGCACTTGAGAGATATCCTGATGCACCAAAAGAATGGGTGACCGTAGAAGTTATCAAGCAAGTTGGGTATCACGATGTTCACGAAGTCGGGGAAATCATTAGCGTTGATCGAAAAGACGTTGATATGTTGGTATCAAACGACTACGTTCGTGTGATCGGATCTGAACTGTTGTAACACAAGAGGGCCGAACGGCCTCCGGGACGAGCGTCAGCGGGGGCCGTAGCCCGGTTTCCCATATGGAGGGGAATACAGGATGAGGGTGAGAGAATTGCTGGATTACCTATCGAGATCAGATCCAGACGCAACGGTATTTGTAGAGACGGAAACACACGTAATCGAAGCATTCAACATCCTTGAGGATAAAAGAGGAATTTACATATCAAGCGATCGAGAGGAGGTAACCACATGAACTGCTACGACGAACACGGAGAATACTTAGGCATGATTTCCTGTTTCCCGAAAGAAGGAGAAGAGCACGTGTGGTACGACCGGGAAGGTAATTGTGTATACGAAGGTGTGTTTATGCGTTACGAAGAGAAAAACGACGGAAACTGTTTGAAAGCGGCTATTTTCAGCAGATTGCACTAGTTTCGGCAAAAGGTCCGGCATGACACCGAAACTACACTTAGGAGATGGTCCGGCATGACTGACTGGAGGAGCACGTACAACGACCTCTGCAAGGAGATCGAGATATTGGAGCTCAGGGCAGGCGATCTTGAGTTTCAGATGAAGATGGCACGAAAGGTATGTTTCACGGGATTCATCAACGACCAGTACAGCAGAATTCCACTCGACAAGGCGTTGCACACTTACGACGATGTGAAGGACGAATTGCTAGCCGTGGAATCGATGCTCGAGCATAAGCGGCTCACCAAGCGACAGATTGAGCAGAAGATGAGCGAGTTCGATGGATTGGAGTATCAAGTGGCTTATCGGCGCGATGTGCTGCGACAACCGCTTGATAGGATTGCGGATGATCTAGGGTACAGCTACAACTGGATCATGAAGATCAGTGCACGCACCACATACCGCGTAAAAGGCAGAAAGAAGGCAGAACCGGCTTGAAAAACCGTGATATGATGATATCAGGTTGATTCATTGCCGGACCAACCAAAAGAGAGCATTCTAGTCCTCCGTATGGGAGGGTGTGAGTGCTCTTTTGCTTTTCAAATCGAGGAGGAAGATGAAGATGAGAATGCAAGACAACATGCACGCGTACAGCCAAGATCGAGCCATTTTAGACTCTGTACTGAAGGTCATGGAACAAACCAAACACGAAATATTCAGTGGAGTGGAAGAGCGATTGGCGGAGCATGCAGCTCTTGAGACGAAGGGATACCAGCCGACGAAATACGATATTATCGCACAATATCTTCATCTGCTCTATAGCGCGCAAGCTGCTGGACATACCGTTCATGATGAAATCAAAGAAGCGCTGATCACATTCAGAAAAGAGGCGGGGTTCTAAACGAACCTAGTCTTTGCTTTTGCAGCGAAAGCTGCCATCGAGTCCGACCGAATCCGCCTAACGGAGTGGGGGCCGATGTGGTGGGTTATACTCCTTACCCTATTTATCATCAGCATGCTTTATCTACGCTATTTTTATCTTTGGATAATTCGATATGAACGAGAATGTGAGCGAGAGGAGGAAGAAGATGGCTAAGATATACCGATACCGCACCTCACAAAACAATTGTGTTCAAGCGCTCAAGGATTTACTTGCACGTGCAGAACGCGGAGAAATGACCGGATTCGTATTCGCGGCCAGCCTTCCTGATGGTAACGTCGCCACAAGCTGGGCAAATACGGACGTAGGTGAGCGGCAATACTTACTCGCGCATATGCAGAGCGATATCACGATGGCGATTATCGAAGCGAACGCGGATCGCGTGGCCGGAATGGTATCGGAGTACCTTGATTAAGAACAAAAGTGACAAGT